CCGCAATTGGTCCATACTGTCATATTGTTTCCTGACGTATTCATACTATATGTCATTACCATAGTACCATTCCAATCAATCATGGGGTGTACAATGTCGGACACCATCATTTTCATGATAAACAAGTCCTCTGAGCTATAACCACCAATTTGTGCTAACTCAATCAATGACAAATAATACGTTGACGTCACCTGGGCGTTCATCTTAGCATCGAACTTAGAATAGTCCCATGCTAAGACATTTTCCTTGGATTTACTTTCCACATGATCCATAAGCTCTCCCCACTCAGGGGAAAAACTGTTCAATCCAACTGCACACTCACTCTCCAAAGGGTGTTTCCCAAGGAAGCGTGCTAATGGTAGAAAGTATTTCCTGATGCACAAACCTAGTGCAATAGATCCAGCCATGAAAACCCTCACTTTCTCAGAGTCCTTCTCTACAACCTCATCCTTGAGCGTCGCAGAGCATACTGGATAGCCTCGTTCCCCTGCCTTCCAACAAGAAATCAATCTGTCAACCTCTTCCAAGATCTCGGGGGCTGGTTCCCTATCTACTAATTGACCTTGGTCGTTGTAGATATCTGTGAACATAGTACTTTTCTTCCCAAACAACGGGAAGCCAAGACTAGTGCTCATTGGGATCGGATCCAAAAATCTTTTCCCAGGAACTCCCATCACAGTCTCCTGCATAGTCAGAGGTCTAAAATCCTCATGATTGACATACTCTTCCATCAATGACCTAAGTGGTGTAACCCAATCCACTCTTGCCCTTTCGAGCAATGTTGGATCAAACATAATGCCAGGTTTAGCAACATGTTCAAGTGTCTCATTGTACACTTGCCAATTAGGCACAAGTTTGGGTGCTCCCCATTTGTTTTCCACTCCGAAGTGTTTTGTGACCAGCTCAGATATCACTGAGTCCTTGACAGTGCTTTTCTGTTGAGCTCGCAACTTAACACTACCTAGGACTTCCAATTGATAATCGTTGTTCAGCGTCACAAATACTGACTTCGGATGTGGTTCTGTGGATGATAGTAGGCTTCTTCCATATTGTTGATCAGGTATCTTTCCAGTTTGTGATGATATAAGCACACCAGGTTTTTCCTCTAACTGATTTCGCATCTGTTGGTAATCGCCTAATGTTACTGTTTGCATAGCACAAGAACCAGAAGATGTACCCGCCACATGGAAACCAACAATCACAGGAGACTTTTCACACAAGATTAAGGGAGACAT